GGCTACACCGACCCAGGTGCTTGCAACCCCGTTCGCAACTTCCGCCTGCCTGGCTCGGTCAACCTGAAGCCTGGCCGCGACAACTTCGCCGCCCGCTTGGTCGAGTTTCATCCCGAGCGCGAGTTCAGCCTGCCCCAGATCTGCGACGCCTTGGGCGTGACGCCAGTTGAGGCCGATTCGCTCACCTTGCGCCCCATCCGCCTGTCGGACGACGGCGCGGACGACGTCATGGCGTGGCTCTCCCAGCAGGGCCTGCTGCTGTCCCGACCCAACGGCGAGGGCTGGGCGGGCGTGATCTGCCCCAACAGCGCCGAGCACACCGACGGCAACCCCGAGGGCCGGTACATGCCCGCCAGCCGCGCCTACTGCTGCCTGCATTCGCATTGCGTGGACTTTGACTCCCGTTTGTTCCTACAGTGGGTGGCCGACAATGGTGGCCCTGCCCACACCCCAGGGCTTCGTGAGGAGCTGCTGGCGCAGGCGATGGACTCGGCCCTGTCCAAGCTCACGCCCACTATTGAGTACCCCAATGAGGCCGCGCGCATCATTGCAGAGGTCGAGCGCAAGGAGCTGGGCCGCATTGAAAAGTCCGATTGGTGGGGCCGCTTTGCGTACATCCAAGACGATGATTCCTATTTCGACATGCAAGACCGCCGCGAGCTGTCGCGCAGCACCTTCAACGCCCTGTTCCGTCACATCGACTGCAAGTCGATTCACAACTCCAAGCGTAAGGTCGAGGCGTCCGTGTCGTTTGATGAGAACCGCCAAGCCAAGGGAGCCAAGGCACTGGCAGGCGTGACCTACGCCGCTGGCGCGTCCATCCTAGTGGCCCGCGACGGCTTGCCCTACGGCAACCGCTGGCGCGATGCGCGGCCCACACCCAAGGCGGGCGACGTCAGCCCGTGGCTGGCGCACGTCGAGCGCATGGTGCCCGAGCCTTTCGAGCGTGAGCACCTGCTCAACGCGCTGGCCCATAAGGTGCAGTTCCCCAACCATAAGATCAACCACGCCATCCTCATGGGTGGCAACCACGGCAGCGGCAAGGACACCCTCTTCGCCCCCTTCTTTTGGGCCATCGGTGGCGACGCCAAGGCCAACTGCTCACTGGTCAAAAACGAAGACCTTAACTCCCAGTGGGGCTACGCCCTCGAGTGCGAAGTGATGGAAATCGCAGAGCTTCGCCAAGCAGAGGCCAAAGACCGCCGCGCCCTAGAGAACACCCTCAAGCCCATCATCGCCGCGCCCCCTGAGCTTCTCATGGTCAACCGCAAGGGTATGCACCCTTACATGGCCCTGAACCGTGTTTTTGTAATTGCATTTTCCAATGAACGCGTGGCCATCTCACTCCCCTCAGAGGATCGTCGCTGGTTTGTCTTGTGGTGTGAGGCCCAGAAGCTCCCAGAAGCTCAGGCCGTGAGCCTGTGGAATTGGTATCAGCACCGTGGCGGCTTTGAGGCCGTCGCCCATTATTTGCACACCCGCGACGTGTCGGACTGGAACCCGACCGCGCCCCCGCCCATGACTGAGGCCAAGTTGATCATGGTCGAGCACGGCATGAGCACGGCCGAGAGCTTTTTAGTTGACCAGATGCGTCGCCGCGTGGGCGAGTTTGCCCGTGGGGCCATTGCGTCGCCCTTCCACGCGGTTTGCGACCGCTTGCAGGGCCTGGCCCCCGCTGGCGTGAAGATCGTACAGGGCGCGTTATTGCACGCCCTCAAAGAGGCCAATTGGGTGGACATGGGCCGCGTCGCGTCGCGCCAGCATGGCACCAAGAAACACATCTTTTGCGCGCCGGAATACGTCAAGGCCAGCAAATCAGAGCTACGCGAGATGGTCGAATAAATAAATATAAATATTGATGAAATAAAAAAGGGCCCCGTGAGGGGCCCGTAAGGTTTTAGGCAACTGCTTAAAGACCAAGCAGCACGGCAAGTATAGCGGCCAGCAGGGCCGCGATGATCACCGCCATGCATCCACCAAGGCGGTGGCGTCATAAGTCGCAGCCGGTGCGGCCACGGTGAAGAGGCCAGCGCCGCGCTTAACCCTCCCCCATGCATCTTTGCGGTTTTGATTGACCAGCTCGCCGCGTTTCACGGCCCCATAGACTTGGTCACGGGTGAACCCCTCAGCTTCGAGCTCGTACATGGTGCGCGGCAGCGCGCAAAATTCAGCAAGGTTAGACATAGCGCATGGCCTCCGCTTTACAGGCTTCTACTTGGGCCTCAGTGAGCCCCTGAGCCCAATGCTCGGCCATGTCCGCGCATTCCTGAGCCCGCGCAGCGTCCGGCGCAGTGAGGGCCAGAATCAGCGCGCGGGTGACCAGCTCGGCCGGTGTGGGTGTGGGCGGCGGCGTCCACGGGGCCAGCGCTTGGGCGAATATTGGATTCATTGCGCGCCCTCCCGTAATTCGTTTAATTCGTCGCGTAATTCGTCGTTTTCAGCCACCGCCTGCCCCAGCGCGCGCTGTAGCGCGTCGATTCTGGCCAGCAACTCGGCCGTTTTGGTATCGCCCGCCATATAGGCGGCGCGTTCTAATTCGTTGATTGTCATTCCATGCCCCCTGCAAAATTGATCGCATCTTCTTTTCTTGCAAAATCAGCAACCCAAACGGCCAGCCCGTCCGCGTCGCGCTCATAAACTGACCACTGGTCGGCCTCGCTTTCGTCGCACTTTTCCCAACCACCCTCCGCGCGCATAGTTGGCGTAATTTCATAAATCATGGTTTCCCCTTTAGTCAAAATGAGTTGGGTTTTTATAGTCTTCAGCCAGCCACGCCATGACGGTGCAAATATCGTCCCATTTTGCATCGTGCGCGGCCACGCCCTCGGGTATGCACTGCGCGCGATATTCGCCCAGCACATCCCACAAAAAATCAATGATGTTTTGCTCTGTCATGGTGTCATGCCCCAAAAGTAAATCACAAAAGGCAGCGCGATAAAAAACGCGAAGCCCACGGCGTCGATAAAATTTCTCATAAAACCCCCAAAAAATGGCCATCATCATCAAAAACCGCGACATAAAAGCCGCGCGGGCATGCCTGCACGTCGTATCGCCATGCGTCGCGGTCTTGCATGGTCAATTCATCCGCCAGCGCTTGGGCGGCCGCTTTGCTTCGATAGTAGGTCATGCCGTGGCCCTTTCATGCAAAGCCTGCGCGGCGGCGTGGTGGCCCAGCATGTCGCGCAATATGGCGTGACGTGGCCCACGGTGTGCCCGTGCCCGCGCGCTGGGTTTTAAGCGCCCATAAGTGGCGCGGATAACGTCGCGCGGCGTGGCCCATACGGGCAGGTTAAGTCGCAAATAAGTACTAAACATGTCGATCCCCTTAAATTGTGCAGCAACCGCAGCACGGCGCGTCGATACAACGGCCCGCTTTATTTCGGAAATATTCGACGCCGCCGATTATCAAAACGTCGCTTTGATACGGGCGGACTGTCACGGGCGGCGTGTAGTCAAAATCCTCATCCGTGTGCCACGCTTTGCGCGTGACTGTGTCATAGATTATCTCGTCGCGTGGGCGGATCGGCGCGCCCGTGCGCGCGTCGCGGCCGTGATATTTTGCAAGCATTCGTTTTTGCATGGTGGCCCCCTTAATCAAACAATACGTGGCAAAGCTGGGCGACGCTGCGCCCCGTCATGGTGGCCAGCTTTTGCAAGGTTAACCCGCGCCGGTGGCCGTAATAGTAGGCAATGATTTGTTTGTCTGTCATGGTTTACTTTCCTGTAGTTGATCGACGCAACACGCGCCCGCATGGCCACCGCATGGCCATGCAGTCACGCATTACGCGGCCAGTTTGATATCTATCACGCGCTTTTTGGTGCCGTGGGCAGGAAAGCCCACAATGGCCGCGCGCTGGCGCTGGCAGAGCTGGCACGTCGCGCATGACACATCGTCGCGCTGGGTGGCTGGGCAAATAACCACGGGGCGGCCAGCTGGCGTGACTGTGTTTTGCGTTTGAGTGCTGGGCAAAACGACGACGACGGGGCCCGCATTTTGGCTGGCCAAATAATCCGCGTCGCTTAGATCATTGGCCGATAAATTGACCGTAAAACCCCATGCGTTAGCGTGGCGGATCCAATCGATGCTGGCCGCGTCGCGGTGGTGCGAATAAGTGAAACCACGGCGGCCAGCATTGGCGGCCACCAATTGGCCCAGTTTCACGGCGTCGATTGTGCCGTCAATTTGGGGCAAATCGCCCGCTTGATTGTGCCGCCACAATTGACCGGCGGGCATGGCGGCCACCATGTCGCAAAACTGGCCCCATGACGTGCCGCGTGTGCCATTGGACACGGCGGCCCAGTGCAAGGCCAGCGGGCCGCTGGCGGCGTAGCACGCGTCGCGCACGGCGCAATTTGGCGGGCAGCTGGCGCGCTCTGTAGTTGACACGGGAATCGGGCCGGTTTTGGCATTGGCGCTTTTGAGGGTGAGATGTACTTGCATGATCTTACTTTCCTTTAGTTGATTGGACTATGCGCGGCACGGTGGCCGCGCGGGTTTGAATTTAGGCGCGCTTTGCGTTGACGGTGTCCATGTATTCGAATGCATACCGGCGCGCTTGCTGCAATGTTGACACCATGTCGCGAATGTATACGCGGAAGCCTTGGGCGTCGCGCACGGATACGGTGTAATGGCCAGCGCGTGATTTTGTGATGTTGATTTTGTGGGTCATGATGTGCTTTCTGTAGGTTAGTGGATTGGATTTTGTAGGCAATTTGCTGCCCACAAATAGAATGTAAGGCATTCCCTTGCAATTGTCAACAATTATTTTATAGGGATAAACCCTAATACGATGTGGGCGATATTGTCGACGTGTGGGCACTGTAAACCGGCGCTAAATTGCCCACGGGAAAGCCCCGTAAATACTGGGTTTTGAGGGTTTTGTGGGTCATATTGTCATTGTTTTGAATTATCTTGAAAAATTAATATGTGTAGTACTATAGGTAACATTGTAGGATGAGCCACGCCGTTTGGCCAGCGACTGAAACCGCATGACAACATTGCCTACATTGCCTACATTATAGTTTTGATAAGTATTCCATGCCATGCCAACCCCATGCTATTTAGCGTTTTGATAACGATTAAAATCCACTGCCCACATTGCCCACACTGTAAGCTGGCCGTAAGCTTGGGGCCGGTGGCCGAATCGGCCGAGGGGGAGGGGGTAGGGCCGACGGCCAGGGCCGAACGGTGACGGAGGGATTGCAAACAATTTTTTATTTTTTAAAAATTGCCAACATGACCTACACTTGCACCATGTTTCAAAGTCTTCCATTTGAGCCACGCAAGGTTGTCGCAACCGAAGCGCGGTTAAACCGAATCTACGAAGCCGCCAAGCTCGGCCTCAAGGGCGACGCATTGGCCCTGGCTTCTGGCATGTTGCCCACCGAGTACCGGCAACTGTGCGAACTTGATCCAATGGCGGACATGGCCGCGCTCAAGGGCAAAGCCGACGGCGAGCTGGAGATGTCCACGTGCCTGCACAAGGCAGCCAAGGAAGGCGACGCCAAGGCGGCGCTGGCAATCCTCCAACACTCACACGGCTGGGTGGCCAAGCAATCCATCAGCATTGATGTTGATCAGCGCATCTCAATCATCGGCGCGCTCAAAACCGCCGAGTCCCGCGTCATTGACGTGTTGGCCAACGAGCCAAGTCCTAAACTAGAGCAAACAATAAATGCAGAGCACCATCTACAGCGCTGAAGACGAACAGGAACTGATGGCAAGACTTTGGAGTCCGGCCATCAAGGACAACCCGCTGGCGTTTGTAATGTTTGCGTTTCCCTGGGGCGTCAAAGGCACACCGCTGGAGAACTTCTCTGGCCCACGCAAATGGCAGCGCGAGGTGCTGTTGGACATCGCTGAACACATCAAGCTTAACCAAGGCAAGGTGGATTTCGACGTATTGCAAGAGTCCATCTCGTCGGGCCGTGGTATTGGCAAGTCGGCGCTGGTCAGCTGGCTGGTCATTTGGATGGAGTCCACCAGGATTGGCTCGACGACCATCGTGTCGGCCAACTCGGAGAGCCAACTGCGCTCAATCACATGGGCCGAGATCACAAAATGGCTGGCGATGTCGATTAACTCACATTGGTTTGAGGTATCGGCCACCCGCGTGATGCCAGCCAAGTGGTTGACCGAGCTGGTCGAGCGGGATTTGAAGAAGGGCACACGCTACTGGGGCGTCGAAGGGCGGCTGTGGTCAGCGGAAAACCCCGACGCGTACGCTGGCGTACACAACTTCGACGGTGTTTTGGTGATTTTTGACGAAGCCAGCGGTATCGACGACTCAATTTGGGCGGTGACTGCTGGTTTTTTCACAGAAAACACGCCAAATCGCTTCTGGATGGCGTTTTCCAACCCACGGCGCAACACAGGGTACTTCTACGAAACGTTTAACAGCAAGCGCGACTTCTGGAAGACCCGCGTCGTGGACGCGCGCACGGTCGAGGGTACCGACAAGGCGGTCTATCAGCGCATCATTGACGAATATGGGCCAGATTCATCACAGGCGCACGTCGAGGTGTACGGCATGTTCCCCAACGCGGGCGATGATCAGTTCATCGGAGCCAACCTGGTGGACGACGCCATGGCGCGGAAGAAATATCAGGACGCCAGCGCGCCGATCATCATCGGCGTAGACCCCGCACGGTTCGGCGCGGACGCAACGGTCATCGCGGTGCGGCAAGGGCGCGACATCGTGAAAATTATGCGCCACAGGGGCGACGACACCATGACGGTGGTGGGGCACGTGATCGAAGCGATTGAAGAATACAAGCCCGCGCTGGTGGTGATCGACGAAGGCGGGCTGGGCGCGGGGATTGTGGACAGGCTCAAAGAGCAACGGTACAAGGTCAAGGGTGTGAACTTTGGTAACAAGTCCAGCCAGCCGGTGATGTACGGAAACAAGCGGGCGGAGATGTGGGGCAAGATGCGCGAGTGGCTGAAAAGCGCCGCCATTCCTAACGATCGGTTTTTGAAGACTGATTTAATTTCGCCTATGATGAAGCCTGATTCACGTGGAACAATTTTCTTGGAGAGCAAGAAAGACATGAAGTCACGTGGGCTGGCGTCACCTGACGCAGCAGACGCAATTGCTGTTACATTTGCGTTTCCTGTGGCGCATCGGGAGTACACTGAGCCCACACGCAAGGTATACTCCGGCCAACATGCCGTAGCAACTGGATGGATGGGATCATGAAAAAAGTATCTCTCAGCGTTGGTCGTGGTGAAAAGCTCCCTGTATCTAAGGGCGCTGGATTGACCGCCAAAGGTCGTGAGAAATACAATGCTGCAACGGGCTCAAACCTCAAAGCGCCAGCACCCAACCCTAAGACAAAAGCAGACGAAGGGCGCAAAGCTAGTTTTTGTGCCCGCATGGAAGGTGTGGTCAAGCATGCAAAAGGCGATGCTGAACGCGCCAAGGCATCACTCAAACGATGGAAGTGTTAACCATGAAACCTGGACTCTATGCAAACATCGCCGCAAAACGTGAGCGGATTAAAGAAGGTTCTGGCGAAAAGATGAGAAAGCCTGGTGATAAAGGCGCGCCAACAGCCAAGGCATTCAAAGAGTCGGCTAAAACTGCGAAGAAGAAATAATGCCACTCGTCAAGTCAAAATCCCCTGAAGCCTTTCGTAAAAACGTCAAGGCTGAAGTTAAAGCTGGCAAGCCGGTCAAGCAAGCTGTCGCCATAGCATACGCAGTCAAGCGCGAAGCGCAGAAAAAGTCAAAATAATGGCAGATTACACAGGCATCGCCGCAGCTGGTGCTGTGGCCAACGGAGGCAAGCAAAAGGACACCACGTCCGGTGTCTTGGCGACTGCTCGCTCGCGTTTGGACATGGCAATTGCTGCGCTGTCTGAGTCCCGTGAAGACGAAATTGACGACCTGAAATTCTACGCAGGCTCGCCCGACAACCATTGGCAGTGGCCAGCGGACGTACTGGCCACACGTGGCGCGGTGCAAGGGCAAACGATCAACGCCAGACCGTGTCTGACGATCAACAAGCTACCGCAGCACGTGAGGCAAGTAACGAATGACCAAAGGCAAAACCGCCCAAGTGGCAAAGTTATTCCAGCCGACGACCACGCAGATGTTGAAGTTGCAGAAATCTTCAATGGCATGGTCAGACACATCGAATACATCAGCGACGCCGACGTTGCTTACGACACGGCCTGCGAAAACCAAGTCTCCTACGGCGAAGGTTACATCCGCATCCTGACCGAGTACTGCGACGAGAACACGTTCGATCAAGACATCAAAATTGGCCGCGTACGCAACAGCTTTTCGGTCTACATGGATCCAACGATTCAAGACCCAACAGGCGCAGATGCCAAGTGGTGTTTCGTCACTGAAGACATCGCCCGCGCTGACTACGAGCGCATGTACCCTGACTCTGCGCCCATCACCACCTTGCAAACGCTGGGTGTGGGCGACCAGAACCTGAGCCAATGGCTCACTGAAGACACCATCCGCGTGGCCGACTACTATTATCTGGACTACGACCGCGCGACGCTTAACCTGTACCCTGGCAATGTGACCGCATTTGAAGGCACCCCAGAGGACAAACAACTGAAAGCAATTTATGGCAACCCTAAAAGAAGTCGTGAGTCGGATCGCGTCAAGATTAAATACTGCAAGATCAACGGCTATGAAATTCTTGAAGAACGCGATTGGGCGGGGAAATACATCCCCGTAGTCCGCATCGTCGGCAATGAATTTGAAGTTGATGGCCGCTTGTACGTGTCGGGCCTTGTGCGTAACGCCAAGGACGCCCAGCGCATGTACAACTACTGGGTAAGCCAGGAAGCAGAGATGCTGGCGTTGGCCCCCAAAGCACCATTCATCGGCTACGGTGGCCAGTTTGAAGGCTACGAGAACCAGTGGAAGACTGCCAACACCAACAACTGGCCGTATCTGGAAGTCAATCCAGACGTCACAGACGGTGCAGGCAGCATGTTGCCACTACCCCAGCGGGCACAGCCTCCAATGGCCTCCAGCGGCCTGTTGCAGGCCAAATCAGGCGCATCTGAGGACATCAAGAGCACCACTGGCCAATACAACGCATCTTTGGGCATGGGCTCAAACGAACGCTCAGGAAAAGCCATTCTTGCGCGTCAGCGTGAAGGCGACGTGGGCACGTACCACTACGGCGACAATTTGGCCCGTGGTGTGCGTCACATTGTGCGCCAGTTGGTGGACTTGATCCCCAAGATTTACGACACACAGCGTGTGGCCCGCATCATTGGCTTGGACGGCGAAACTAAGATGGTCAAGATTGACCCATCACAAGAAGAGCCAGTCAAGAAGATCATGCAAGACGACATCGTGATCGACAAGATTTACAACCCCAACGTCGGCAAGTACGACGTGGTGGTGGCGACAGGCCCAGGCTACGCGACCAAGCGTCAAGAAGCCTTGGAAGCCATGGCTCAGCTGTTGCAAGGCAACCCCAGCCTGTGGGCTGTGGCTGGCGACTTGTTCGTCAAGAACATGGACTGGCCAGGTGCTCAAGAGATGGCCAAGCGGTTTGCCAAAACCATCGACCCCAAACTCATGGAAGACGGCGACAAGCCGCCCGAGTTGCAAGCCGCTGAGCAACAGATTCAGGCTATGGGCCAAGAGTTGGATCAGCTGCACCAGATGTTGCAAAACGTGGGTAAATCCATGGAAGCGCAAGACATGGATCGCAAGAACTTTGAGGCTGAAGTTAAGGCATATCAGGCTGAAACACAGCGTATTTCGGCTGTTCAGGCCGGTATGAGCGAGCAACAGATTCAAGATATTGCCATGGGCGTAGTCGCAGCAGCAATGGAATCGCAGGGCATGATGAACCAAATGCCCACCATGCGTGAAGAGCCAATGCAAGAAGAAATGATGCTGCCACCTGAAGGAATGCAACAATGAAAGCTGCTGATTTTTTAGGCTTGTTGTTTTTGGCAAGAGATGTAACACACAGTGTTCACTTGAACACTCGCAGTTTCAGCAAACACAAAGCGCTTAACATTTTTTATGACCGAATTGTCGGTGCGGCGGATGATTTTGCTGAAACCTACCAAGGCCGACACGGTTTGATTGGCCCCATCACCTTACATTCTGCTAAAAAAACATCCAACGTCATTGAGTTTTTGGAAGATTCACTCAAGCAGATTGAAGAAGGCAGATATGAAATCTGCGACAAAAACGACACTGCGTTGCAACAGTTGATTGATAATATCGTTGAGATTTATCTTAGAACCCTCTACAAACTCCGCTTTTTGGCTTAAGGACACACCATGGCAAATTTTGCACAGATCACCGCTACCGCCAATATCAAGCCCATGGGCGGCAAGCTCAAAGGCATTTTTGTCAGCGCGGCCTCATCCACGCCGACCATCACGGTTTATGACTCTTCTGCTGCGACCACCACTCGGACTGTTCTGAGTGTGTTCACACCAGCCGCCGCGACCTCGTATGTGTTCCCTCTTGATGGTATTTACGTCAACAGTGGCATTTATGTGGTAATTTCGGGTACAGTGTCAGCAACAATCATTTTCGAATGATCCAAACCCGTACTGGTGCGGTTCACCAGGGAATCATTGAGATTCAAAAATGACTGAAGAAGTCCAACAACCCTTAGCGGAAGTAGACTCCGCGCCAGCTCCTGAAGTGACGGCCACTCCTGAAGCAAATCAAACGCCGGAAGTCGCTGAAGAAGCAAAAGAGCCATCGAGAGTTTTTACTCAAGAAGAGCTTGATGCAGCAATCGGCAAACGACTTGCAAGAGAGCAACGTAAGTGGGAAAGAGAGCAGGCTCAACGTCAGGCGGAAGCCCAAACGCTGAGAGCGCCAGCAGAAATTTCGTCAGTCGATCAGTTTGAAAGCCCTGAAGCCTATGCAGACGCATTGGCCTACCAGAAAGCCGAACAACTGCTTGCCCAACGAGAACAAGCACGGCAGCAATCTGCAATTCTTGAGTCCTATCACGAAAAGGAAGAAGAAGCTCGGAGTAAGTACGATGACTTTGAACAAGTCGCCTACAACCCCAAACTTCCAATCACAGACGTGATGGCTGAGTCGATCCGAGCCTCGGACATAGGCCCTGAAGTAGCTTACTACCTCGGTGCCAACCCCAAGGAAGCAGATCGAATCTCTCGTCTTGCGCCTATCATGCAGGCCAAAGAAATTGGGAAGATTGAGGCCAAAATGGCCAATGATCCTCCCGTAAAAAGAACCACGTCTGCGCCAGCACCGATTTCGCCTGGCACTGCTCGATCCACTGGATCACCGGCCTATGACACTACGGATCCACGGTCTACCAAGACCATGACCGATTCGCAGTGGATTGAAGCTGAAAGAGCGCGGCAGATGAAAAAGTGGCAAGCGCAAGCCAACCGCTAAACAATTTTTGAAGGATTTTCTCCATGTCTAATAGTATCTTAACGATCGACATGATCACCCGCAAAGCTCTCGAGATCCTCGAGAACAACCTGGTGCTCACCCGTAACGTGAACCGTCAGTACGACGACAGCTTCGCTGTTGAAGGTGCCAAGATTGGTTCTACCCTGCGTATCCGCCTGCCCGACCGCGCTTTGGTGACCGACGGTGCCGCCCTGCAAGTTCAGGACGACAACGAACAGTTCACCACTTTGACTGTTGCTTCACAAAAGCACATCGGCGTGAACTTCACATCTGCTGAATT